CCCGCCGCGAGCGCGCGCGCGCCCGCGCCCCCCCCCCACCTTTCCAAGAGGTCTGCAACGGAAATTATCGGCATCCAGCCCGCGGCGTTTACCTTCGTTGCGTCGAACGGTACGGGATTGATCCGTACTGACGTCCAGTTTACCTCATCCCGCGAGAAGGAGTCCTGTACGAGCTTGAACCCCGCATTCAGAGGACGGTTTTGTGTCTGCCCGGTTTGAGGATTCCGGCGGTATCGCTTCTTCGCGTTTTTGTAGTGCAGGATGCCCACGAAACATTGCTTCAGAATCGGATTTTTCAAGTCCGTGGCAGGCTTTACGCAGAGCATTCCGCCCTGTACTTTCCACGTAACCGCCGGGACGGCTTCGGCATTCATGGGATAGGGTAATTCCGTCCACTTATTCACTCCGTCCCCGATCTTATGACGACCCGTGTCTGATTCGTAGACGACCTCGCCATCGAGTAGTAAGGGATTGGCCGCTTTGAGCGCCGCTGCCGTATATTTCGGGTGTTGTATTCTTCCAATCATAATTGCATCTGCTTTTTTGCCTGCGCTTTGCATTGCTCGGCGTATTCGTAATAGGCCGCGAACTCGTCCGGCTTGGTGTCCCGCTGGCGGAGTATCGCCAGTTCGTCGTCGACCGAATACCGCTCTCGGATGCTTTGCTGCACCCGCTGTTCGTAGGTCGGCACCGGGACGCTATTGACATATTCCGTTAAAACAGGGCTGCCCTGCTCATCCTCGGTAATCAGCATACCTGCTGCCTGCCCGTCGATCAGTTCCAACCACCTCTCGTCGGTGATCTCTACACCGCCCTCGACGGGTTCGTCATAAAATCCTTGCTTCCAGTATTTCATAGCTTCCTGTATTTTATTTCCAGCGTCCGATCACCAGCCAATGGACGGTTTCGGTAGAGGATGCGAGACCTCCGTTCTTGTCGGTGAGGTTCGCCCAGCGCGATTGGTAGCGTAAATATTGGGCGGTCAGTTCCACATACGACGCGGCTGTGATAACGTTGCCGTTGCCGTAATAAGCCGTCAGAAAGCATCCGAACGGCTTTGCGATGAATGCAGGACTGAAATAGTACTGATACGCCCCGCCGGGGGATATCCCCCATTGAAACATCAGCCCGTCCGGTGCTTTGTAGTAACCGTTGGATGAGAGCGCTTTTGTCAGCGTTACGTTCGACAGGTCTTTGGCGGCCTTATCGCCCCACGTCTTTTTCTCGCTGTCGGTCACGAAACGGTGCGAGGCATCCTGTTCGATCATCGTCGCCGGATGTGTGGCCGGGTGCTGGTAGTTGTTCGCTCCGGCGGCCACACCCGCGAGTTTCGCCTTCTCCTCCGAGGTGTAGTCTTCGGTAGAAAGGCCCTTGCCCGCAACCTTATCGACCTTCTGGCCGATCTGCGTGGCGACGGTCGTAGCGAAATTCGGATCGTTGCCCAGGGCGGCCGACAGCTCCTTGAGCGTATCGAGTGCCGCAGGGCTGCCGTCCACCAGTTCGGCGATGGCCTTATCCACGTATGCCTTTGCCGATTCGAGCGTCGTGCGGTCCCCGCTCTCACGGGCGGATTTCTCCGAAGCCACGGCCGCATCGGCGTGGCTGTTGGCCGACTGAAGCGTCGCGGCATCGCCCTGCCCGCGCTTCTGGGCCTCGTCCGCCACGGAGGTGTCGGTGTAGGTCTTGGCCGAAGAAAGGGTCGTGGCATCGCCTTGTGTCCGCTCCTCGGCTTCCGCTGCGACAGATGTGTCGGTATAGGTTTTCGCGGCTTGGAGGGTCGTCGCATCGCCCTGTTCGCGCTTACCGGCTTCGGCAGCAACGGAGGTGTCGGTATAGGATTTGGCCGAGGAGAGTGTCGCGGCATCGCCCGCGGCCAGTTCCCTGCGGATCGCGGCCTCTTCACCTTTGGCACGTTCGATCTCGTCGTCGAGTCTGCCGTCGAGCGCCTCGATGTCATTTTGGACCTCATTGAACGCCTTCTCGGAGGAGGCTACATGGACGGAGAGGTCGTCGGTTACTTTCTGCACTTTCTTCTCCAGCTCCCGCCCTTCGGCCGTATTGTATTTCCCGTTGAGCTGGTCGGTAAGCCCCTCGACCCCGCTCATCGGGATTTTGTCCTCGGTCTTATGGAAGAAGCTGTCGAAGAGGTCCGAGAACTGCTCGGCCGTTGGGTACATTCCCCGGCCGAACCATTTGCGCAGCTGCGCACGTACTCTGATTGCCATTCTGTAATCGCGTGATAAGAATTTTACTTCGTCCGCATGACATAGGCCAGCGTGTAATAGGGCGGTCGGTTCTCGTGCGAGCTGCCGCCGCCCGTGCGGTCCGTCGTTCCGAAGGGCGTCGTGCGGTCATGCCACGACACGGCCTCGGGATAGGAGTTGTTGCCGCCGCTGCGCCAGCTGCCGTTACCTCCGGTCCAAAGATTCTCCCCGTGTGCGTGCGAGGGCATCTCATCGACGGTGAGCGTGTGTTTCTTCTCGCCGCCCACCTTGCCGTAGCTGCCGTAGTCGGCATCGCTGACGTTGTAGCCCACCACGAAGCGGCCGCGCAGGTCGGGCAGGCGGAAATAACCGCTCGTGGTCGAGAGCTTCCGGCCGTTGCAGTCGTAGGCATTGTTGTAGGTGCTGCCGATGGCCTTGTAGAGTTCGGGGTACTCCGACTGCTTGAGCTGCTGCCCTTCGCAAAGGGCGTAGCCGTCGGGGATGCGGGATCCTGCCCAGATTTCGACCATGCCCAGCGGCGTGCGCTGAATCTTGGCCAGGGCGGTCTGCAACGCCACGATCTGCGCTTCGAGTTCGGGCAGCGACTGCGCCTCGTGGAAGTCCTCCCATTTGTAGTTCTCCTCGCCGACGCCCGGAGCCAGCGACCGCTCGACGTAGGCTTGCGGATATTCGTACCCCTGGGCCTGTACCGGGATCGCGGCTTGTTTGAGGTACATACCGCCCGAAATGGAGCCGCCCTCCCAGTAGAGCACCTCCCCCTCGGGGTGTTCCTTCGTGCGCAGGAACACGTAGCCCTCGTTCCGCTGCGTGCCGCCGCCCGTGAGTGCGCATCCCAGCAGGATCGCCTTGTCGCCCGCCAGGTTGCCGATGATCGACACCACGTGCGCGTTGGTCTGCATATAGTCGAGCATCTCGCAGTCGGCCGGAAAGTCTTTGTTCGATTGCAGGAGGAACCTGCCCTGTATCTGTTTCATCGTCAAATGTAGTTTATGGAGAATCGTTTCGAAGCCAGCTTGTACGCATCCACCACGGCCCGGACCTGCGTGATGTCCAGCTTGTCATAGAGCGCCAGCGGGATATTCACCCAGAAGTCGTAGCCGCTCACCCCGCCGTAGCCGCGGCGGTTGAGAATCAGGATCCGGCCCGATCCGCGGCGCGGGACCAGCACCTCGGCGTCCTCCTCGCGTTTGTGCAGGGTGATGAAGCCCACGTTTTCGACCGTTTCGGTGATTGTGATCCTCCGGTCGATGGGATCGAACTTGTCGTTCAGCAGCGCCCGCAGGTAGCACACCTGGCCGTTGTGTTCGAGGCGGTAGTCGCTCTCGCGCTTCCAGAGGATGAACCGCGTGTGCAGGTATTGCAGGGGCGACACGGCGGCGTAGGCCATCGCGGCGAAGAGCGGCCGCCGCCAGAAGGTCGGCAGCAGCAGGAGCGCCAGGCGCTTGAAGTTCACGTCGTACTTATCCATTGTATGCCTTCATATTGAGTACGACGTCGCCCATCTCGAAATAGCCCGCGGCCGGGATGCACCGCGCGTCGATCGTAACCAGCACCTCCTCGCCTGCCGCGACGGTCGTCGCCCCGCGGAACTCCACGATCCGCACGCCGTCGAGCGTCTGGAGCGCATCGACGAGCGCCATGTTGGTATATTCGCCATTGAAGGGCAGGTTCTCGATGTAGTTGCGGACAGCCTCCCGACAGGCGCTCTCGACCGTTTCGGCCACGAGCATCGGGTCGTAGTACACGTCCGCCTCGCAGTTGAAGCGGTCGGGGTCGATGTTCACCAGCGCCGTGCGCACGCCCGCGTCCTTGATCTCGGCGATGTAGGCCGCAAGCTGCGCCTCGGTCTCGGCGTCGAGCCTGCACCGCTTGCCGTCCTTCTCGCCCGCGACCTTGATCGTCAGGAGCGAAGCGTCCCGGTTCTCGACCGCCACGGCGTGCTTGACCACCCGTGCCGCCGCGATGGCGTCCTCGGTCATCCCCTCAGTGTCGTAGCGGTCCGTGTCCGCGATCAGCGTCTTGCCCTTCATGAACGCAAGCACCTTGTCGCGGTACCACCGCGGACGGTGCGGGATGATCTCCTCGATGCGTGTGTCCACCTCGCCCTTGTACGTGTCGAAGAGCTTCTCCAGCGTCCACGCCGCAACGGCGAAAATGTAGAACAGAATCCCGATGACGGATACCTTGCTGAAATGCGACGTGAAGCTGTCGCCCGGCGTAAATCCGAACAACTCCGCAACGGATTCGTTACGCATGAAATCCGCGCAGATCGTTTCCTTGATTTCCTCGATCGTTCTCATCGTACCACAAAGTCTATTTCAATCCCCATAAACCCGATACCGCCGTAAGGAACCATTTCCGTCTCCTCGGCCGAAGGTGCGGTAGCTGGTTTTATTCTATCGGCCGCCAGTTCCTGCACGACAGACTCCTCTCTGGTTGTCGTCATGACGATATCGAGTTTCTGCCCCGTGTTCAGTTCGTCGGTCAGCGCAAGACCGTTACGTTCGGCAATTTCGAACGCGGCCTCGACAGTCCCGCATTCCTGAACTGCGATATCCAGCAGAGTCTGGTTATTTCGTGTCGTAGTCTGCATCGACGGTCAGTTTATTGTTCGTTATATCGACTTCTACATCGTTCACCCGCATACCGTCAGCCTTCAGTTGAGCCGTAATCTCGCGTGCCCATCCAGTCGTTTCGTGGTCATTGGCGATGTTCGTGATCCCGACCCCGAGGGTCGGATATTCTTTCAATTCTCCCTTCATTGCCTGAAGAATCGCAGCTTGGTTCTGAATCGTCACCTCTCCGACCTGCAGGCCCTGCACATAGACGTTTTGGTCGTTACGCCGAGGATCGATTTGCAGATCTCCTGTCTCGGGATCGATCAGTATGCCGATATTCTTAGCCATTATCAGTGTGTTGCTTTTTTATCCTCCAAATCTTCGAGAGAGATGGTTGCGGCCGCCATTTGTTCGGAGAAAATCCCTGCTCCCGTTCCTCCGTTGGCCGCAGCTCCAATGCCTACTCCTGTCAGTCCGGCAGCGACGGCCGTCCGCATCGTTTCGCAGTAGCGCTGAACGCTTTCCAGCGAACGGCGCAACGCAGCGGCCAATACCAGGCCGCCCTGCTTCCCGCCGTTGATTTCCACACCGTCAGCCGTAACCTTCAACTGCATCCGACCGACCGTAGCCGAAACATTGCTCCCGTTCATTGTGACGGTCGTATCGCCGTGACGGTAGGTCAGCGCTTCGATCTCTGAATAACCGATCACGGAGCATTCGCGCAGCTCGCCGCACGAAAGGTCGGCTACCAGAACAATACTTCCCGTTGCAGGTTTCAACAGCAGGCCGCCGTCCGCTCCGCCTTCGATGGCTGCCAGACGGATGCCCGGAATCTCCAGTTCGTTATACCGCGCCCGACAGGTGTCACCCTCGACGGAGACGACCTCCATCGGGCGAAACAGGAATACGGACTGTTCCGTGCCCGTAATCTGCTGCAAAAGCTGTTTTATCTTCGAGGCGTTATCCATTGTTTTCTATGCGTTTTCCGATGGTGACGACCCGGCTCGCACCTTTGTCGCAAAAAGTCGTTTCGACGCCCAACACGTAATAGCTTCCGTTCTTGTATTCGTACTCCGTGTCGCGGATCTCGGCCAGCCATGTCGGCTCGACATAGGGTTCGAGCCATCCGGTGAACGAGCCCTCGTAGCCGGTATAGGCCCGCACCTTCAGCTCTTCGTCGGCCCGTTGTTCGAGCGATTTCCGATCCGAAACACCCGGCAATTTGAGTGTAAACTTGTCGCCGCCCGTCGTACCGCGTTCGATACGGATCGTCTTGCCTTTGGCATCGGTTCCCTCGACGACAGCCAGAAACTTCCGCTTCGAGGCGTCCCGGTACTTGAGGTCGGACTTCTCGATGTTCACGGCGAAGTCGTAAATGACCTTCTCTCCGATCTGGGCGTATTGCGGATGGACGTGCAGGGTTTTTCCGCGCAGGTAGATGTTGGCCTTCGTTTCGCTCTGCACCTTGCGCAGCACGTCGTACCCCGTCGCTGCATGGATAGTGAAGTTATCATACGTGAAATCGTAATCGCATGCCACTTCATATTTTCCGACCTCTTCGGCGACCGAGGTCAATAACGTTTTCACCGTTACGCTTTTCAGGACACGGTCCTTGAGGTCTTTGCGGAATTTGTAGAGTTCATCTTCGCAATGAATACGCACGGAGTCGTTATCAGTAGCGATTTCGGAGACATACCCGGAAAATTCATCGCGCAATATCCGATCATATCCCAGGCGGATCCGAACAGCATCTCCTTCGGCGATTTTCTGTTCGACCTTCAATGCCCGGTTGAAAAGCGTCCCCGGCAGCGTAATATCGGCCGTATCAGCCAGGTTTTCGACGCTGCATTTGATCGCAACCTTTTCGAGCGCCGCCAGCCGATACTTCCCGATCGTTATGTCAAAGTTCATCGAATACATTTCGAACGCCGTTAAACCGGAATAAAAAGCGAAACCGGATTGTCGCTGTATGCTTTGATCTCGTAGTTCTGGTTTTGCAGGCCTTTTGTGTGCGGAAAGCTGACACTCTCTATGGCCAGACGCGTAATACCGAACAGCAGCAGAATATCATGCTCCACGTCGAGGTGACTGGCAGTATCGAACAGATTACGCAACTGCTGGACGCTCTCTTTCGGATATTCGTTTTCCGCGGCGATAAATATGCCTTGGATCGAAATTTCGTAGTCGCCCTGGCTCCATCGCTCCTTGACCGTTCCCGTTCCTTTGCCTTTGGCAGGAGTTCGTCGGATGATTTCGTTCTTGCCGCTGATCGACACCAGGGGTTCAAGCGGGAAAGTGAACCAGTTCAGAATCCCGTCAGTCGAACGCTTGAGCCGCAACGGCATGACGGATTTTATCGTTCCGACGGTTGTCATTTCCGACCGGATTTCGTCCGCATCGGCCGTCCGCACCCCGTCCGTGTCCCTGAGTAGGAAATACGGAGGCAGAGCTCCGAAGCCGCCGAGGGCCTGCGTCGTGCGGATGCGGAGCGGATCGCGCAAGCCATCCGATGAAACGATGACGTCAGGGGTCGCTTTCCCAATGTTGAAAAATACCTTGCCCATCCTATTGTGCCGTTGCGGCCATTTGCAATACCTGAATCAGTCTGTTCTCCAGATCGCGCTGCATGTCGTCGCGCGAACCCTCGTAGCCGCCCTCGAAAACCAGCTTATCGACCAGCGCCCCGAGTGAAATGTTGATCGTCGTGGATCGTTTGCCGCCCGTGGCGATGGCCGAAACGGCTCCCGCCCCGGCCGTACTGCCGGAGGTTCCGTTGCCTCTGCCCGGGGTATTCGCTGCCAGCTCGCCTCCCATGCCAGGCAGGGAGGGCGACGCGATCCCCAGCGAGGTTTTCAATTTCGCGGCGACGTCGCCCAGCGACCGTTCGGAATCCCACCGAAGGCGGATGCCGTCGAGCGACGCCCTGGCTTTGGCCGCATGGTCTGCGACCCGTTTCGCCCCTTCGATGATCGCCTGCTGGCGGTTCTCGATATCGGCGTTGATCCGGGCGATGGCGGCCTGGTTCTCGGCGCTGTCGCCCAGCCCCACGGCCTCCTTGAACTTGTACCATCCGAGTTTGATCTTGTCCAGGCCGATCATAAGGCCGTTTATCATCGTGCTGAAATAGAGCTTCACGCTCTCCACGAATCCCAGGAACGAATGTTTCATGAATCCAACCGTGCCGTCCCACAGCGTACCCCAGCCCTGCACCTTGTAGCAGACATAGCCGATTACGGCGATCAGTCCGATGACCGCGGCGATGATCCACGTCACGGGACACGCCAGCAGGGCAAGGTTCAACCCGTTCTGCGCTGCGGCCCATGCCCATTTCGCCGTGGTGACGATCCCCGCCCAGGCGGCCATCGCCTTGGACTGGAGCGTGACGAGGAACATGGACGTCGCCAGTATGCCGAGCGCTGTGCCCAATACCGCAACGACCGTCGCGTGCCGCTGCATGAACTCCGAGACCCATCCGATAGCTGCCCCCAAGGCGTCGATGCCTTTTCCAGCAAGTCCGACGATCCACTCCAGCGCGGTCATGGCGGGAATCACCAACGGCTCGATGATCCCGTAGAGGCGGAACAGCAGGTCGCCCGCCAGTCCGAGAAGCGTGGACCACTTGCCCGCGGCCGTCTGTCCCATCTTTTCGGTCATGCCGTGGAACTGGCCCCCGGCCTGCGTCGCCGAATAGAATGCTTGTGTCACCATCTCGGCCGAGATCTTGCCTTTCTCCATCTCCTCTTTCAACACGCCGATGGATTTTCCCGTCTTGCGGGAAATTTCCGACAGCGGATTGAATCCGGCATTGATCATCTGCAGCAGATCCTGCCCCATCAGCCGTCCCGACGCGGTCATCTGCGAGAAGGCCAGCGTCAATGAGTTCAATTTGTTCCGGTCACCCATTGCGATATCGCCCAGCGCCTTGATGTTGGGCATGATCCGATCCTGTGCAATGCCGAATGAAAGCATCATTTTCGCGGCATCCTGCAACTCGGCTGTCATGTAGGGTGTTACCATCCCGTATTGGCGAATCTCCTCCCGCAGCGCTTCCGATGCTTTCGTGTCACCGCGCAGCAGCACGTCGAAGGCGACCTGCACCTTTTCCCGTTCGAAACCTGTTTGCAGCGCCTTAAATCCCGCCATGCCCGCCATGACGATTGGATTGGTCAGCGTATTGGCGAACGGGATGCTGTTGAAGGCATCCGACAGCATAGTCTTGATCTTGCCGCCGTTCACCCGTTCGAGCTGGCGGATCTGTCGTTCGAGGGCCTTGACCTCGATGTTGGTACGACGTATGGCGTTGATGTTGCTGGCTGGAATCCACTCGCGCTCGGCACGTAGCGCATCGACACGCTCGCGGAGACTGCCCAGCGTGACACCGCATTTCTGCATGGTGTTGCTCGCACTGTTCACCCGCTGCTCGACCTTCGCCCAGACTTCCAACGCCCGGTTGTTGGTGATGTTGATCTTATTCAACTTCCCCGTGATCCAGTCGTTCAGAGAGAGCGTATATTCGACAACATTTGCCATTGTGTCCGTTTTTTCGTATCTTCGCTGCGTATGGTAGCAGGACTTATAGGTATTTGGTTCGTCGTCGCCGTGGTTTTCTATGTGTTGAAGGCTGCGCGGGCCGTGCTGCCGTGTATCCCGAAAGCGCTCGGCGTGTTGCTCTGCCTGCCTGCGATGCCCTTTGCCGTAGCGTATAAAAACCGTGAAACGCATCCGTGGCAGGCGCGGTGCATCGTCATCGGCTGGTCGCTGCTCTACCTGCTGCTCGCCTTCATTCTCTATATGGAAAATTAGAAAAGGTCCGGATCGCGGGGTTCTTTCCCCCGTACGTGACAACGGCGCGACTTGCGGAAAGTGACCCGCGGACGATGCCGGCGCGGCCCTCGGTGTTGTCCTTCGCACGGAAGTAAATCTCCCGACAGTCCGAACCTTGTGATTCCGGGCCTGCTATTTCTGCCGTGCGGCTTCCGTCTCCTGCTTGCGTATCCACTTCAGTTCGTTCACACGCATGGCCCATTCCCAGTCGGTGAGGCTATCGGGGTCGATATGGAGGTAATAGCGCAGCTGGGTATCCAGTTTCCGGACCCAGTCGCGGCCCTCCGCAGGATCGACCTCGGTAGCCTTTAAAGCTTTTCCAGCTCGGCCTCCGCGTAGGGTACGATCTTGTCGAGCACTCCCGACGCGCCCATGAACTTGTCATCGTCGCGGCGGATTGCCTCGCTACCGCCCAGCCAGCACCCGCGCAGCAGGGTTTCGTTGAACTTCAGCGGATCGTTCTTGCCTGCCGTCGTTGCGAACGAGAGTTCGCGGCGCGTGGGTTTGCGCAGGTAGCACACGTGGCCGTTTACCTTGATGGCGAATACCTCGCCGTGCTGTTCTTTCCAAGCGTTGATTTGGTCGGCTGTAACTTCGCCGATAAGGGTTTGTTTGTTCTCCATTTCGATTTTTTCGTTGTTTTGCCCGGCCGGAGCCGGATCGTTGTTCGTCTTCGTCTACTCTCTCCGTAAGAAGAGGAAAGGCAGCTTGAGGTCCTGGAACTTATCGCCCTGGTTGGTTTCGCGCGGATCCTCCGTGAACTGTACGCCTCGTAGCTTGTGGATCGTCGGGAGGTCGCCCTTCTCCGGGTCGCCGTAGGAAACCACTATGTCGAGCTGAATGTCGAGCAACGAGCCGCCCGATGCAATCTCCAGCGCCTCGACTTCGGATTGCGTGAGTCCGATTTCGCCGTCGTTCGAGATATTCCCGCTCTGAATAGCCAGCGCTTTGTTCCCTTTGCCATAAAGCGCCTCTTTCTCCTTCTTGGTCGTGTACTTGATCGAGCGGAAGCCCATCACGTCACGGCCGCCCATGTAGGCGGTGATATCCTCCCAGCCGTATTCTTTGCCATTGATCATTGTCCTGTCATTTTATGCGGTTTTGAACCCAAGCTCCACGTCGATATACTTTGCATATCCGTTGGGCTTGACGCGCAGCCCGATCTTTACCTGCGAAGTGGCCAGAATGTTCTGGTCGTAGTCGATCTTGCACTCCACGCCCGTATCGGACGAATCCGACGGATCGTTGCCCAAGTTGCCCTGTGCGGTCATCTGCGTCTCGATGGCCTGCCCCGCGGCGGCCTCGCCGGGGGGGCACCCGCCGGGGGTAGCAGGCGATAAAG